CCCCCATCGGGGGGGAACAACATCCATGTTGTCCGTTTCGGGCCCTATCACCGGCTTCCGCGGGTGAGTCGGTCATCGAGTTTCGACATGATTCCACGCTTGCGTGTACAAGGTCCTGATAGTGTTTATAACACATCTGCGACCTCTTATTATAGGGATACTCTTCCTTGTGGCACTCTGATGCCAGGCAGTCCATCATCTAGTCAGGTGTTGGTTAGCCTGGATTATTTGAGCACCTCTGGGTATGATATCCCTGATTATCATCGTCGCTTGCGATCTGGTGAGCTGTTACCTCATACCTTGTTTTCACAAGTTGAGCTTCACAGTTCACGTAGTACCACTGTGGCATGGGCCAAGAAGAATTCTACGGGTTGTACCGTAGTTGACTCTTCTGGCTTAGCGCACACTGGCGGGTATTGGACTATTCCTCCACCCGAGCCAACTGTTTTTATACCTGATATGCGTATATTCGTACAGGCAGCTGCCGGTGCGATACACGATAAAGGGCACGATACGTTGACTTTCGCTAGCGAGCTCCGAAAGACCTCCTCCATGTTCAAAGGTGCAGCCACTCGTTGGCTTAACCTTGTGCGTGGTCTCTCTTTCGGTAAGGCTTCAAAGCTTTGGCTTGAAGCCCGTTATGGATGGCGCACGTTGATTTATGATCTAGAAGATCTCAACGATGCCATCCGTAATTTCGATGATAAACGCAAGCGTTGGAGTGAGAGAGCGGGAACTAGCTACCAAACGGTGACTACTTCTTCCACCAACATCTCTGGCGCATACTTTAACATCATACGTAACAATACTTTATATTGGGACGTTAGTGTCAGGGGTAGCGTCGTAGCTGATATTCAGCTACAAAGATTTAGAGCCAATCCGATCCAAACGGCATGGGAATTGATTCCATACTCGTTCGTGCTCGATTGGTTTATTGGTGTTGGTGATGCTCTCTCTGCCATCCATTTCCTAGCTTCACAGGAAAGGTATCAGGCAAGCGGTGGTTATCACGTGGCTTGTCACTATATATCGACTTCGTCGCTTAATAGTGTCAACACAGGATACACTGCAACTGTTTCAACAGCACAGTCTGATTCTTATGTTGAATGGACACGTCGTTATCCGATGCCAGTTTCTCCATTCCCGTTTACACGTGTAAAGCTCAACCTTCTGAAGGTTGCCGATTTAGTTGCTCTCCTTATAAATCACCGAAATTCTCGGCGATCGAGGAGGTAGCTTGCGGCGTGCCTCAGTGACTTGGCTTCCACAAAAGGAAACTATTATGGCTGCTATGTCTACAGCACTCGTTGAATTTTCCGATTCCGGAGATTCGCGTACGTATACTCTGTCGGGTCACACCGCTTCATTTCCGAAGCTCGTGATTCAGAAGAGGAAAGTCCCAGTTGGGAATCAGGTCGTGGCTGAAGTCTCAGTCGAGGTTATCTCGGCGACGAAGGATGCCGCAGACCTTTTGCTTCCGCAACGGGTCGGCTTTAAAGCTAGTGTTCGTTACCCAATTACGGGAACGAGCTCTGATATTACTAGCATGCTTGCCGTCTTCCGCGACATTGTCGCTGGTGACGAGTTTGCAGCTACCGTTACTTCCCAAAACTGGCTTAAGTAGATGCTAGAATTAGCACCTGCTATTTTAGCCTTATGTTTGGTTTGCACCATGGCAGTTTATCTGCTGTGGCCGCACGATAACGGCTAGTAATTCACCTAGCTTAACTGGAGTATCTCGCGATGAGAACCACAGTCTGTATATTCGAAATAATTCGAAGGTACATTGCCGATAACCGGGCGTTAGTACCCGATGACATCCTTCTGAAACTCTCTGGTTACCAGAGAGCAAAGGACTTTGTCCGGATACTAGCCTTAACTGCCAGTCTTATAGGCACGACACAGAACCCGTGCCTTCTTAGGTTCTATCTACAGATAGATGCATTCTTGAAGAAGAATGCCTCTCTACCTGAATCTCCTGGCAAAGACTTTCGGACATTACGAAATTTCGTTCTGTCCGAGCGACAATGTAAGGAGACTAACGATCGTCTCAACTCCCATGACAAAGGAAAACATTTTGTCTCTGAGGTTGAACGCGCACAATCTTATATTAAAGATGTGCTAGGACCTATTACGCCCTTTCTAAATTCCTTAGAAGAGCGAATAAGAGTGACAGCTGGTGCTTCCTCTACCAGAACACGAAGAGAAAGTTTACCTTATCTCAAGGTAAGACGCAGGATCCCTTTCTCTACAGGTTGCGCAAAGTACGGGCGTCAGCTCCTAAAAGCCTTTGGCTTTAAACAGAGTCACGTCTCGATTTGCGACAATAATCGTGTGACCGCAGTACCGAAGAACTGGAAGATCAATCGAATGATCGCGTGTGAACCTGAAGGAAATTTATCCTTTCAGTTAGCATTCGACCAGTTTGCCAAAGAGCGTTTAAAGCGCCATGGTATCGACTTGTCTAATCAGTCCTTAAATCAAGAGCTAGCACGCTTGGGCTCTATTGATGCGCATTTGTGCACCATAGACTTCAAGAATGCCAGTGATACAGTTGCGGAAAATCTGGTTTGGCTCCTGTTCCCTTGGGAATGGGCATGCCTTTTGTCAGATTTCCGCTGCCCAGTCTATAAGATGGGCAAGGATGGTCGTTCACGCATCTATGAGAAATTCTCATCTATGGGAAACGGCTCTACCTTCTGTATTGAGACCTTGATTTTCGCTAGTATTGCCTATGCCATTCACTCCAAAGAGTATTCTGTCTATGGTGACGATGTCATCATAGAAAGCAGGTTGTTCGAGGAGTATGAGGCGTTGGCATCCTATCTTGGCTTCACTATCAATGCCGATAAAACCCATTACTTGGGCTATTATCGTGAATCCTGTGGTAAACACTGGTTTCAAGGCACAGACGTGACGCCACTCTACATTCGGACAAACGGCATTAACAAGCCCGATTTATGTCTGATTGTGAATGATTTGGCACAAATAGGATTTCCGTTCGGAAGTCTCTGGGATTACGCACAAGAAATTGTGAATAACGCAGCGCTTCCGTTAGTTCCTTTTAACGGTAGTCCTACTTCAGGTGTGTTTGTTGATACACCCACTGCCTATCAGATAGGTTCTCTCTCATGCTCTGGTAAAGATGCAAAATCTTATCAGTGCGTGACCTTCAAGGTATATCTGCCAAAAGCAGACAACCTCAGAGTGTACGATTACAGGACTTATATTCTCTGGCATCTAAATGCCAAATATTTGGGTCCTGATCGACGTAGAGAGATTATTACTAGCACGGTAACGCTTTCGCAACAGAGTTATGTGCGTAGGCGGGTGGTCTTCTATCCAGAAGATCCACGGCGAGTCCCTAAC